CAATTAAAAATTTAGAGGCTTATAAATCTCAACCAGGCAATATTGTAGATAACGTACCACAAAATATTGATATTTATGAAAACATTGTAAAGAACAATAATCCAAACTTTATACAACGTGCACGACAATTTATTACTGAGTATGGTGGTAGAGTTGAAGGAGGAAGAGTTGTTGCAGGAACAGGTAAAGAATTAGCTGATGAATTTGTTGCAAGAGCCGCTAATCATACCTTAGAAGAATCTCTCAAAAAATCTGGAATAAGTAATTTTACAAATGTTAAAAACTTTAATTCTGAAAAATTTGCACAGTCCATTAAAAATTTAGGCACGACTGCAAAAGAATTGTTCGGAGCAGAGACAGATCAGATACTTAAATTAGCAGACGAGATAGGATCTATAAAAATTACAGGTCTTGAGTCTGATCAAGTGCTTCGACAATTTAGAAATATTAAAGGTGACACGAGATCTAACACTTCATTAGTAAGAAAACTTGAAGCATTAGCTGAGACACAAAAGAGATTAGCCGCTAATCAAAAAAATGTCATACTTAGGAAATTAGCCGATGATACTGGTGATTTAGATCCAGTTGAAGCAGCTCGTTTTCTTGTACAAAAAACAACAAAAAATTCACAAATAAAGCCAATAATAGAATATTTTAAAAAACAAGGACAAGATGGTGAGCAAGCCTTAAATAAAATTCAAAGTTATTACATTAATAGTATGATAGATGACTTTGGAGAATCCATTATGACTGATGGTAAGTCTCTAAACGCTTTTGCTGACAGGTTACTGGCTGCCTCTAAAGACAACAAACTGGTTACAGTCTTTGGCAAAGAAGTCGGTAACAATATGAAAAACTTTGGCAGAATACTTAAATTTAATGCTAGAACTGCTGAAGGTGGTGATCTTGTTGCCGCTAACATAGCTGCTTCACCATTTCAAAATGTCGGTAAAATCATTAAGTTTAGTATTTTAGGTAATAGACTTCTGTCTAATGGATATTATGATGACATACTTAAACAATATAATGGTGTGACTTTAAAACAATTTCAAAAACCTGCTGATAGAGCAAGAAGTTTAGGATCAATTATAGGTAAGGCTCTTAGCATTGGAACAGGACAAGGCATTCAAAATGCTATAGATAATGCAGAAAGTGAAGCACAAGCTTTCATTCAAAGTCAGGGAATTAACGTAAATATACCTGATTTAAAAGCAGAAGATTTACAGTTAGGAA